AGGTTTGTTAGCTACATCATCGTTAAATGAAATCATAAACCTTCCTGCATTACGAGTACCTGTGAACTTTCTCTCAATTAGGTCTTCAATAGTATCTCTCTCTTCAGGAGCTGGGATACCATTGTTCATATTAACCATTACGAGGGGCAAGAATCCATTTTCTATGTTGTTGATATGTAGATTACTCAACTCAGCTTCTACCTCCGAAAATTGAAGGGCTGCTATCCAATCAGGGGTACTATAGTAATACTTACCTGGTGTGTAATTCTTTATGTATAAGATTTCTCTTTTCTCATTAGATGTTCCAAAAGCAGGGATAGTTTTCTTATCTCTTACCTTTCTCATATCATACCAATCAGTACAATAGAAATAATTCTCTATCTTTGCTGTATCATAAATCTTTTCAGCTCTTAAAGTTTGTACGGGTATGTGATAGAACTTTACTATTTTAGTATGCTCATCATTCCAAATTACTTGAAATGCTCCATTACCATAAAGTTTTAGGTCAAAGATTACTCTCTTCAATTCTTCCTGTGGTAATAACTTAGCTAGGTTCTCTGTAAACCCTTCATTCTTTGTATAGATTCCTTTTCCAAAGATTAAATCACTTACACCCTCAACACATGCTGCATTGGTTGTAGAAGTTTGAAATGCCATAGTAACAATTGGAAAGAAATCATCTTGCATTCTTACTCCAAATGGCACCCAATTATATCGGGTCTTTACATCTTCTGTTATTACGGGCACATCCTGTTGTGCTAAGGAAACTACTGAAAAATTTTGAATTTGTTTATTCATATTAGTTCATTATTATGTATTCGTTATCAGTTACGTTACTGATATATTGTTGGTTTTGATTTGTATAAACTGTCACATTAGATTGAGATGTGTAGACTTGAATTGAACCAGCCCATATATCTGTTGAACCTGATGTTATTGTTGCTCTATATTCTCCTGCTACAGAAGAACTTGCTATTGATGCAGTAAATTGTAGTAGGTTCTCATAATCATTAAAAGAATATCCATTTATTGAGGATGAAGTCTTAACTAATGTGAACATATTTTCTAAATTAAGAAGTAAAGCTGCTCCTGAAGGGAATTCTTCTGTTCTTAAGGTGAAAACATTACTGCCTGTGGTGTAATAAGCTAGCATTTATCTATGATTTATCTGTTAATATAATAACAACAAAAACTGAAAATGTTTTGTGCATGAAAAAAGGTAACCATTTCTGATTACCTCTTTAAGTTCTTTATGATTAAAGGTTAGAAGCTATTAAGCTACTGAACCATAAACAATTGTTGGTGCTGAAATACTCGCAAACGCACTACCTGTAGTAGAACCAGAGATAAATGATGCTGGTAATTGTTCAATTCCAGTCATTGAAATTGAATAACCATATAGGTCACCCAATCCTCCGCCTGTTTGAATAGTACCCGCAGTCAAATCTGCTCCTTGTGTTTCACCTACTAATAATGCATCTCCGTTATTCGTCCAAACAATAATCTGAGGTCTTCCATAAGCCATTAACTTCAATTGTGTTGTCATCTCATTAGTTAACTTCTTTAAGTTCAATACCACTTCTTGTGAAAAGAATGTAGTACCATTATCTCTAGATGAGTTTACAGTTTCAGTATATGCTGATGTTCCTTTTAATTCATAAAAATACGCTGTTGTTGCTGCTGGTAGGGCAGTTACCTGTCCACTTGCGTTCTTTGTAAAAGATGATGTAGTGTAGTTGATGAAGTAAACTCCTTTCAAACCACCGATACTCTCTTTACAAACTTCGTTTCTTCCAGCTGATAAATTACAAGGCATCTATATTAAATTTATTTGTTTGTTTATATAACTTATTAAAGAGTGAGGATTACTCCCCACTCTAAAGATTTTTATTAGTAAGCTCCGTAGTAAACGATGTCTTGTCCGATACCGAATTGAGTACCAGCAGTGTATCTCATAATTACTCTGTAATTTTGAGAACCATCCAAGTCAGCCATGTCTAATACTTTAACTTCATTATGGTCAGATAATAAACCTGTACCGAAGAATAAGTTAGATTTTTGTGCTGCTACGATTTTGTTGTCAGATAAACCAGGACAAAGAACGATTTCAATACCGTTGAAGTTGAATGGTTTCTCACCAACGTTCATTGTATTGTTCCATCCGTTTGCTCCTACTGCTCCACCTGCTAATGCTTGTTGATAAGCCTTACCTACGTTTGTAGAAACATAAAGTAATACATCTTCTTTACCATACACTGCTGTAGGGATAGAGTTAACTACTGAATCTAACTTAGATAATACGTTAGCTGAAGTTACTGAACCAGAAATCGCACCTGTGTGAGATGTTGGAGAAGAAGCTCCTGCTGCAATTACAGAAGTAGAAGAACTTAACGCTACTGATGCAGAGAATGCTGCTTGGAAACCACCGAATTGTCCGTTAGTTGCCGCAACACCTTGCCAAATAGAAGTTTCAGTTGATTGTGCTACGAATCCACCAACATAAGAGATTAAATAATCGTTGAAGTTAGCAGGGATTGTATCAAATGCTGAATACCCTAATTGTAATGCTTCCCAAGAATCTACGAACTCTTGCTTACATAAGCTCAAGTTAACTTGCAATTCTTTTGGTTCTAAAATTCTTTCAGTTAATGCTACTGAACCTGTTGTAGTGAAATCACAAGTTGCGTTAGAAACGATGTCTGCTAACTGAACTTTTTGGATTACACTCTTAAACTTTACATTCGGCATAATGGTAACATATCTGTTATCCAAAGTTTTTGCAGAAAGTAAAGCCGCGCTGATATACTTACCAGCGAACTCACCAGCATAAGTTGTAGTTATTGCTGGTTGCCCTGTTGTGAAATTTTGTTGTTTTCTCATTTTTAAATGATTTTATTTTTTTTAGTTGTATAATTTAGATAAGAACGAACCTTGTAAGTTCACTTCCTTATTTTTATTTTTTGGTTTTGCGATAGAGAACTTTTGCTCTTCAATTGGAGCTCCGTCTAATTTAGGAGTTTTATCTTCTTCCATTACTTCTTCTGTTTCAGCAACTTCTTCAATTGCTTCCATCTTAGCGATTCTCTTTTCCATTTCTTCAATTCTGTAAGCCATATCTTCATACATCTTCTTCATATCAAATGGAGAACCTTCCTCACCAGCTAATGGTTCAGCTTCTTCTTCAATGCCATCACCTGAAGGTAATTCCTCAGCTAATTCTTTTACTTTGTTAGCTTCAGGCTCCATAGTTGCAGAAGGGATAGGTTTAACCGGCTCCATTTCCATTTCTATGTTTTCTCTTTCTGTGATAACACCATCTTTAGTGATAACTTTGAAAGGAACTTCGTTACCTTCTGTATCTTTTAATACTAAATCATGTGTACCATCTGGTGCAGGAGCTTTACTTCCATCTTCAGATATTACTTCTACTGCTTCACCCACATCAAATGTAGGAGATTCAACGATAGTTCCATCAGCCAATCTTGCGTATGTCATCTCTACTTCTTCCTTTTTAGTTAAGGAAAGCATTGATACTATACGGTCTAATACTTGTTTTGAGTTCATAATAGTTTATTTTTTCTATTGTTTAATTATAATAACAAATTTTTTTATATTTGTATCAGTTTTTTTTAATTTGTGAATGATGCAGAGTATAAATTGTATAAATTACTTATTTCTGTACTCTCCAATACTCTTTTATAAAATTGAACTGCACCTATACTGCCTGATAATGGTTGTATAGGATTTTCTATAGGGTTATCATTAGTTCTAGCGCCTATAAATGTATTTTCAGTATTATCTAAGTTAGTTATAGAACCTGCTCCTGTAGAATCTCTTACGATTAAAGGAACTGAACCCGATATACCATTTATGTATAAATTGATTCCATCAGCTAACGCACTTCCATCATAAGTTGCAGTTAATCCGTACCATTGATTTGCGTTTAACGAACCTGAGGTTTGTTTTATCAATCTCCCAGCTCCATCTTGAAATAAATCTAATCCAAAACATCCATTATCACCAGATGGTGGACCTATTTGAGTGAATCCCATAGCATATCCTGTGAATGTGTCTGGGAAATTTTGTTTAGAAAATACCTGAGATACCGTATTGATGTTACGGCTTCTAACCATAGCAAAAATACTAAATGGCCCACTACCAACATTAAATACAGATTGATTTGAATTAACAGCGTAACCTAATTCAGAATTTAATTGTATTGCATTATTAGAGTAAGTGAATGAACCTGGTAAAGTAAAATTATTACCCCTTCCGCTTATATCGGTCCACAATGTACCAGTGCCTGGATAAGATGATGCAGTAGCTGGATTTAATTCTAATTCTAATATACCTAAATTTGGATTACCAAAAACTATTTCACTGCCTCTATATATTGATGCTATGTTACCAGTTCCAATGGTTAAGTCTGATATTAGTGTATTTCCTAAATAAATTGCCATATTATGCGAATGTAAGGTTTGATGATGATAGGAATGTATGTGATTTATAATCTATTGCACCTGATGTATATGTTGTTTCAATACCACCTGTAATAGTAAACGAACCAGTATTGATATATGCAATTACTATAATACCACTACCTCCTGCTCCACTTGCTCCGTTGTTAGTTCCATCTATATTTCTGAATGAACCTCCACCACCACCTCCGGTGTTTGCTCCACCTGCAGTGCAGTTTGTATTATTTGTTGGTCCACCTCCGTTACCACCACCACCTGGTCCACCTAATCCTGCAGCTGTTGCTTGAGCGTATGTTCCAGCTCCACCGCCACCACCGTAGAATACAGATGAACCTGCTCTTATTGTAAATGCAGACCCACTTCCTCCAGCTCCACCTCTACCATTTGGATATGAACCATTTGGTGCAAAGCCTGCTTGGCCTTTACCACCACCACCGCCACCACATGCAGTTCCACTTGCTCCTCCACCACCATTGTTTCCTTGTAGTGAACTGATAGTTAAACCATTTGTAGTATTGTTATCGGATTGACCTCCACCTGAACCTCCGTTATTTCTAGCTGCATTAAATGCTTGGTCGTATCCAACTCCTCCTCCACCTCCACTAGCAGAAACAATAACACCACTTCCTGTGAATGATGAATCCTGACCTTTTCTACCTGCAGGAGCTGCTGAATTGTTAGAACCTGTTCCGGCTGCACCAGTACCTACGTTTAC